GAGCTGTTCCTACAGAAAGGAACACTTCCGAATCAACCCGGAACTAATAAAGAGTGGAGAAAGACTAAACTATTTGGGGAAGATTTAGATGATTGATTCGATAGAAATGGGTGAGGCTTTAGATGCGATAGAGACTGTCGCCCCGGAATATGCCAAAGCTAAAGGTGAGAGGGTTCACCTTGATGACTACCGAAAGGTCCAGCTTGCTATCTTATACAAAGAGGCAGAGGGGCGCACGGTGGCCGACAAGGAGAGCTGGTGCAGGGCGCACCCTGATTATGTAACCGTGATCAAGGGTCACGGCAATGCGGTTGAGAGAGAGGCGGCGCTGTACTGGAAGTTGAAGTTAGCCGAAACTCAGATAGATGTTTGGCGTACAATACAAGCGACTCGCAGAAGCGAGGCGAGAATACTATGAATTCAAACGACCCGATGATGATGTATACCGTCGAGGAGTTGATAGCTGACGATGGAGCGGCATTACTTCATCACAATAACATGGAGGCCATAATGGCTTACGAGCAAGAAGATGGTAGAATAGCTGTATTTGTAAACGATAAGGGCGACAATCAAAGTCGGCCTGATTATACCGGGAGAGGCTTGTTCAACGGGCAGGAGTTTGAGGTTAGCCTGTGGAATAGCACCTCTAAGAGTGGTCTGGAATACATGAGCGGTCGTATCCAGAAGCCTTACAACGGGGGCAGTGCGTCTACTTCAAGCACCACCCACGCTGATGACGTACCATTCTAGTGGTTATAAACTATCCAGACGGGGAAGTCGTCGATCTGTTGTTTGATCGGCGGCTACACTCCTATAAAGTGGAGGACGAGGTGGTGCCTAGCGCCACCAAAGTTCTAAATATCATATCCAAACCCGCTTTAATCCCGTGGGCCTTGAAGGTAGGGGTTGGCTGGCTAGAGAAAAACATCTTCCATGATGAGGATGCGTCTTCATCTAAGACCAACATCTATAAGTCTAAGATTGGTCTTGACGGGATAGTTAAAGGTATTAAATCGGCCTACCGTAGCAAGTCTACAGATGCGCTCAACATAGGAACCATCACCCATGATTGGGTTGAGGGCGCTATCAACTGGAAACTGCATGGTGGGGAGATACCTGAACTACCCAAACAGGAAGAAGCTCTAAACTCTATAGACGCCTTTAAGAGTTGGGTAAGCGAGAACACAGTGGAGTGGTTGTCTTCTGAGGAGAAGCTATACAACCGCAAATACAAGTATGCTGGGACGGTGGATGCTAGGGCTAACATCAACGGTGAGTATTGTGTTATAGATTGGAAGACATCGAAAGCTGTCTACCCTGAATACCACCTACAGGTTGCGGCGTATGCTAAAGCCGCTGAAGATGTACATGGAACCCCAGTGGATGCAACCTATATACTAAGGTGTGATAAGACTACTGGAAAATTTGAAGCTGTTAGATCAACAGAGATAGAAGAAAATTTCCAAGCATTTTTAGCCGCTCTTATTTTACACAGGCGGCTCAAGGCGATACGGTGAGCGATGTATCATTAACCACCATTATGTTGTTTCATTTTGAAGCGGCGATGCAGATGATGGATGATATTTTAACAAACGAACTGGTGAACCCAGATGAACTATATGAAATATTGGAGTATAAGCAGAAGACTTCGGACACTATACAGGAAGAAAGGCTTTGGAAGATGTTACAAGGTTTTCTTGTTGGGGCGAACAGGCTACCGGCTGACGTTATCCCGTTTTCGCCTGAGCTGAGAGGTCCGGATGTAGGAAAGGATTGAGAAACTTATGAAAGAATTACCCTTCAATCAAGCAATGATAGACGAGGCCAGAGAGTGGGCCGCCAGTCTTGGCAGCATTAAGAATTCCATTACAAAAGGTAAGGGAAATGTCAGCGGCCGGATCGGAGAATTGGCGGTTTCTCAGTTTATCGGTGCCAAAATAACGGATAGTAGGAACTTCGATCTGGATTGGAAAGGTGAACACATAGAGGTGAAGACAAAGCGGCGAGTCGTAAAGCCTAAGCCAGACTACGAGGTGTCTGTTGCTATGACTAGCACACACCAGAAGCCAGACAGGTATGTGTTTGTTAGCTTGGAGTTTGCTAGCCGTGAGCCGTCGAAACACACGGCTAACTACTTTGATCTACAGAAGGTGTGGTTGTGCGGGGATAAGAAGACTGAAGACTACTTCTCTGAGGGGAGGCTGATGAAGAAGGGGAAGAAGGATAAGTCTAACGGTTTTGTTGTCAGGACAGACATGATTAACCTGCGGATGGATGAGCTTGATCAATCCTTCTAAAGAACTGGAAGAAAAGTGGGCTAAGGATCGGTGCTATCACTTCGCACGTTTCTGTTGGGTCCATAGAAATAAAATAGCCCCAAAGAGTAAACTCACTTGGGGCGAGGTGTTTCAGCGCAATGAGGGGATTAGCTTACATCATTACGCGAATTTAAAAATGAAAGAGAAGTTACACAGCCGGCAGGGAAACAGGTAACTGAATACCCTATCGGCTTTTCTTTTTTCTTGTGTTCTTCAGTGAAGTCATCGAAGTCTAAGGTGTTACAAATCTTCAACACCTTGTCGTCTTGGTATTCAAGCCAGCCGACAGAATAGAATGTAGGTAGGTGGCAGTCTTCAGCTACCATCCACCCGTCATCAGATATAATGTCAACCCATTCTACTAGAACAAGTTCCCTGACTTTCGTTTTTTCCCATGCGTTGTCAACGGACCGGGTAGTATCCAGCCCAGTAGCATTGGTACTACAAAGATTAAGACTAGCAACCATCCACCCATCTCCACAAGTTTACCCAACAGGGTAAAGAAATTATCAGGGGCGCACTCAATCATGCCCTGCTCCGTCTGCAAAACTGTACCCTTCTTGGGTGTCTTCACTTCCGTCACCACATCTGCCACAAAGGCAGTCGTTGTGGCTCCCAGTATCGGCGCAGCTGCACCCGAACTCAATACAGTCCCCGCAAGCGCACCGCCCCCCGCTGCTAGGGAGGTAATCCCTGCTTTCTTTAGTGTCGTGCATCCAACTAGACAGCAGGCGGTGGCGAGGACCACCAGCCAGAAACCCAGCCTACGGCCCAAATTATTACTAGCGCTCCCGCGCATACTAAAAATTTCTTCCTCTTTGATAATGCTTTCCATTTTTCCATGATCTCTCCTAAGATAATTCTTGATTAAGTTTATGAACTTCGTCAGATACTTTGGACGTAAATATAAAGGGAAACAGCCCATGAACCACAGCAGTCAACGACAAAAGAAACAACTTCAAAGCAAGCCCCCACGCAAAATGTAGATGTCTCCCCCATGATAAATTTATATCCTTTAAATGTTTCATAATACTTTCGCTACCACAATGTTTCCCTCTTTGTTTGTCTTTAATTCTACTGTACGTTTCTCGCAAGTGAATCGGGTTTTCCCTGATGCCGTGTCTTTCCATCCATTTCTTTTCAGAGTACGTTTCATACTTAGACATCCAGACATCCCCATCTCTACCCACTCGCCAGAGTCGTTCTCATAATGACCCATCCATTCCTTTAGGTTATCGTTCATGTACAGCAGTAGGACAAACATAACTTCCATTAGTGTGCCGCCCCATTGCCGAATTTAATTTGTGCCACCTTATCCTTTAGTATCTCCACCTTCTTCTCCAGAGCTTCTATTCTCTGTCGGTAGAAGTCAAGGGTAAGCGCCTGTTGCCTGTCGAAAGGAGCATTGCCATCCTCAATATTTTTTAATAGCTTTTCAAATTCGCCAGACAGATGCTCTATAAGCATAAATTGTTCCGCGTCAGCCGGAAGAGCGCCAAGTTCTCCTCTGGGCCATTTTTCTGTGAAGGTCGAGTTCTTAGTAACATCAGCTTGCATGAGTATCTGGTTTGTCTCAACTACATTCAGCCTCTCAAGTATCCCAAAGTAACCCCATGCGCCTACACAAACTGTACCAATTAAACCTATAAGGTTTCTTATAGGCATTCCAACGCTGGTTTTATCGCTTAGACTGACATCATCCGCCACTACTTAACCACCTTGTAAACAACGAGCCACCTATACCTGATAACCCCACAGTAGCCAAGACTACACCAATGCCTATACCCCTTGTGCGTTCTAGTTGCTGGTCGAGCTTATCCAGCCTGTCGTTCTGTTCTCGCACCATAGTCTCAAGGCTATCGACCTTCTGGATTAGTTTTCCAATCTCAAGATCGCTAACCTCGCTCATAATTCGTCCCCTAAAACATCTTCATG